ATGTCAAAGAACTCAATTCTTCCCTTTTTCCGGGATTGTTTGATTAATATTAATTTGTCCCGATTTTAACGGGACACTAATGGTAATATTATTATCCGGAAGTCCGTCTGTAAATCTGAATGAAACGTTGAAACCAATCTGAGTAACATTACTAAACTGGTCAGCTTCAAACGGCTTGTAAGGCAAATTACGTTTGAATATGCACTTCACACCAATACATTCAGGAACAGTTACGCCGGCGTAAGTTGATGCAAGCTGACTTACATCCTGCCATTTTGTTGCTAAATTCAGAGATCCGTTCTCACCATTAATATAATGAGTTAAGAATATAGTAACGGTTCTCTCCTTGTCCGATTGCAGAGCTGATGGAAAGTCCGGTGCAATGAATCTCGAATACCATGTATTGTTATGCTTAATGGTAGTAAAAGATCCTGTGCTTTCGTTTTTCAAAGCCCTGGCATATCCATCTACTAGAACACACGGATATGCGTTGGCAAAAGTCAAAGATCCGTCAGTTGAAAGAAACTTACTGATGTCTACTCCGGTCGTATTTACTCCATTGGTATCTACGTCAAGACGTACCCTAAATGAAGATGGTGAGCTCCAGTCAATTGTAGTAGTATCTAGATACCCTATAAGATTTGGCTTTGCTGCACGCGCATATCCCCGAAAATCACCAAGCCTATAAGGAGAACCGCTTCCACCATGTGGTAATGCTACATAGTCATAATTGGCATTATGCAGTTCATTTAACTTTAAATTGTTTGCGCCTTTCAGACCATAAAAAATGCCTTGCAGCTTATCTTCATTGGCTCCAACAAACTCTTCTTCTGTTAAAGTAAACTGGCTAGGGTGATTTATTGGCTTATGGCGGCTCCATTTATTAATGCCGGAAGTTGCCTTGAATGCTGTTTCAGCAACATTGCTAACCACACCACCTGAAGCATTTAACGTATCACGGATATCATCCCACTTTAAATTTGTTGTAGGTAAAATTTCATATACTGCCATTGTTAGCCCTCCTTAATTTTAGTGTAACAAGTTAAATTACCTTCGACCTTAAGGTCTCCTAGTACAACAACATCACCTTTAATAGTGACATTGCCATAGATAACACCTTCATGCGGAAGGTACACTTCTTTCTCAACCACCTTTTCAATTACCTTTTCGGTTGGGATATCGAGCTTAAATACCCGAATCATCCAAAGTACGAACTTCTTCATAGCCTAGCTTTTTAAGTTGTTTTTTTAATATGACTATTTCTCTTTCAAGTTTCTTGATTTTCTTATCGGTTCTGCTCTCGTAGGTGAGCAAGTGTCTGGCCGTATGAACCGCAAACGTATATGCTACTGTTGCGTAGTCCATGCTGAGCGATTTATCTGAATTGATAATAGCTTCCGGCAAAATTCCCTGAATATATTGCGCTATTCCTCCGACATGGTTCCGGCCATCATCCTTAGTATGCCATCCGTTCCACCTAAACCGTATCGTAGGTGCTTCTGATATTTGCATTAATGACAAATAAACTAAGCCTATTATATTTTTAGCTCTCTGATCAGATTCGTAGAATGTTGCTCCACCCGTAACAAGAAGATTTCCCATTAGCTCTGCTTGTCCATATCCTCTCAAATATAATCTACACCCTGCGCTCGTTCCTGCGTCATTGTTACCTACTGCAAAATACAAAGAACCCCAGTTAGAATTTTCACGTGCACTTCCAATAGCATAATAAGTTGAATATCCCACACCACTTATTACATCTTTCCATCCGATATGGCAATGTGCTGAAGATCTAGCTACAGCTCCATAAGCTACTGACTTTATCGTTGCATTAGAAAGCATAGTTGCATCAGTCCACTCTCCTGTACCATAAGTACTTGTTTCAATAGCACCAAGCTGCGCCAAACTTGCCCTAAAATTTCCGGAAACGTCCAAAGTAAAAGATGGATCATTTCTATTAATTCCGACATTTCCGTTAGACGTAATATAAACTCTATTAGTTGCACTAGTTCTAAATAAAAGCCCTGCGCTAGCATCTTGCGTGATAACCATATCCCTAGCCTTAGTATTTCTCACTACTCTAGCATAGATATTGTTAAAATTACAGGCATCAGTTCCAACGTCAAAGGTGTTATCCGAATAAATAGTTAGCGTACCTTCTATATTTTTTGTCCCATCAAAGGCTACTCCCCATAGATATCTTGTATTTTGCAATTTTGTCGCTGAAGCAACATTGCTGTTTATTGTAGCAGCAAGAGTAGTTCCTATGTAAACATCCCCTCCAAGTCTGTTTAAATATAAAACTCCTACATTAGCAGCATAGTTAGTGTTTTCGTGACCTACTTGTATATTTGCCATTCGGCCATTCTCATTTCCATCTATAATAATAGCAAGGGCATTATTATTATTTTGTAGCTGCAAAGCCGCGTTTGCTGGGTTATTCCAGCAATTTGCGCCTCCATTAGTTTTGTCAATATCCCATAAGCCTTTGTATGTTGTATTTATATTTCTTTCTTTCAACAACACAAACGTGTTACCTTTAGTCAAAGTTAATTTATGGCCACTAATAGAAGCCGATGTAATTGCGTTACCACTTCCTGCAAAACTTACCGAATTTAATCCGTCAGTTATTCCATATCCCGACAAAGTAGAAGGTTTACTTGTTACTTCTGCAAAAGAAGGCCATCTAGTAACATAAGAGGAAGGTGCGGCTTTCAAAAGCGCATCCCAGCTAGAGTGCAAATCGGTAATTGCAGACATAGCGTGTGTATGACCGCTAGTTGCCGCACCGATCCCGGCCGGAGTTATATTGATAGTCTTGGCCCCGGTTGCGTTATAGGTAAACTGGTTGGTTCCTTCTGTTGTTCCTCCGTTCAGTTTTACAATTAAATTCTGCTTATTTGTAACTTCTGAAATAGTAGGCCAGCGAGTAACGTATGCAGACGGAGCAGTCTTTAATAAAGCATCCCAATTAGCGTGCAGATCCGAGATTGTAGCAATGCTAACAGCGGTTAACCAATTAGGCTTTTGCGCTTTGAGAACTGCATCCCAGCTAGAGTGCAGGTCAGTAATATTTGCAATATTAGTCGCAAATACCGAAGGCTTTCCGGAAATATTGCCCCATGCAACGCTGCCAGCTTCGCCACCTCCTACCGCGACAAGTTTGCCGTTTTCCTTCTTGATAGTCGTTCCATCCACTACTACCCCATCCATGACTGTAGACACGGAAACCGGATCTATTGCATACATAGTAACACCGCCAGTTACAGCTAGATTTCCTTCTAGGGTAATTACTCCGTCTGCGGTCTTATGCAAGCGAATGCCGTTGATATACAAATCTTTTTCCGCTCTAAAATCTACATAGGAGTATATTTTATCTGAGCCAAATTGCATCGTTTTTGTATCTCCAAAATACGTGCACATTTGGAATCCATTTGTCTTAATTCCATTTATTTGAGTATTATCAGATCTCTTTGTTTGCAATAACCATCTTTCATCATTAGCACTTAGATATATTCCTTTTCCAATAGCCAATGTAATATCTCCGCTAATATTAGCAGTTCCATCAAAGTTGTTTCCCCACAAAGAACGAGCAGTCTGTAACTTAGTAGCTGTTCCAGCATTACCTGTAACATTAATGCCCCATGTTCCGCTTGCCCCGCTTCCTGTCTTTGTTGGGTACTTGCTATCTGATTCTGTCTTAGTATAAGCATCTGTGATTCCGTACCCGGACAGGGTTGAAGGCTTTCCGCTGGTTATATCAGACCATGCATGTTTATGTCCACTAAGGCTAAACGTACTTCCTTTGGTCAGAGTAAGAGTGTGACCGCTAATAGATGCAGCAGTTACGGCATTACCTGTTCCGGTAACACTGACAGCATTAATTCCATCTGTTATACCATAGCCAGCTAATGTTGTAGCTTTAACAGCATAGTTTTTTCCTGACACCCAACTTTCGGTTGCGTACCCGGTTAAAGCAGTAGTAAGGTGCGACTTATTGATCTGTTCCGTGGTAGATCCGGCCAATGCCGTCCACATGGCAGACTTATCAAAAGATGATCCGCTACCCTCTCTTGCTTTCAAAACTCTTGATCCGTCAACTTCTTGCCAGTAGATTGTATCGTTGTCAATCGGGAGACCATCGTAAATTGTATCAAAACTTTGCCCATTGCTAGCGTACATAGTCAAAGCCCCGGTTAATGCCAGATTTCCTTCCAGCATTAGCGCACCATCCTCCAACTTCCTCAGCTTAATTCCAGCAATAGTAACATAGTCAGACGCGGCCAGTGATGGCGTTGTTATTTCTCCGGATGCCTTGATAGCGGCTGTATTCAGCACAGAGGAAAATGTCTTTTCTCCGGTTATTGTCTGCTTGGTTCCCAGTGTTACGAAAGTACTATCTACATATTTTTTGTCGGCCTTTGTTTCAAGTATTTCCGCAAGATTATCTGTTTCAGCCATGCCGGACAGAAAAGCTTCTAACTCCTTCCATTTGTTTATGATTGTATCAGCATCAGATCCTTCCAAAAAGTCATTAAGCTTATTAGAAACAGAATTTAAAGCTTCAGTCGTTGCATAGTTCTTGCTGGTTACCCAACTTTCGGTAGCGTATCCTTTTCCTGTTACCCAGCTTTCAGTAGCATATCCGGCCAGTGCGTTAGTAAGATGCGACTTGTTGATCTGGTTGTCCGAAGATCCGGAAAGTGCAGACCACATGGCATTTTCATCGAAGGGACTTCCTGCACCAGCATTTTTTATGCGAAGTACATTGTCAGATCCTTTTGTGATAGTTTCTTCATCAACAGTTACGCCGTCCATAATGGTAGATACGGATCTACCAGCCGAAGCATAGAAAGTCATTGCTCCTGTAACAGCTACATCTGCATCAATGTAAACAACACCGTTTTCTTCGTAGATCTTTTTCTTTGATTCTCCGACTGAGAGACCGGCAGTGAAATGCTTTAATGCTGTTATCTCCTGCTCGGTATCAATAGTAACATATTTTGAAGCGATCTCTTCTTTCGTATAGAAAGGCTTTTCACCAGTAATATCAGACCATGAATAGGATGGTTTTGTATCTTCAATCCATGAAGGCTTACCTGAGATATTATCCCACTGAACTGAGCCAGCCTCACCTCCCCCTCCTTTTGCTTTAAGCACCTTGGATCCATCTACTTCATGCCAATAGATTGTATCGTTGTCAATCGGAAGGCCATCGTAAATTGAAGGAACATTAATCTTATCGCTTGCATACATAGAAAGAGCACCAGCAGATGCAATGTTGTACTTTGTGTAAATATAGTCTAACCCATTGCTATCCTGCTTTAGTTCGAAGTAGTTTTCTATTGATTCTGGAGTCTTAATATACTCTAGTATCCCTTCAAACAATCTCCCTATTCGCTCTGCTGAATTTTCACCTTCTTTAGTTGCGTTGCGAACGCTGCTGGCTAATTCTTTCAATGTATTTAGCGAATCTTTCATGACTAATCTCCTATAATTCTAAAAACAGTTCTATTGGCTTTTATTTTCCCATACCCTTTATAAAGCGGGTACTCTTCCTTCCTGTCATCAAGGAACATTACACACTCCTTCAGATATCTGTCAGCGATGGAAAACGCATCATTATAAGCCATTACCTTCTCCTTCATATCTGGACGAGTGCTATATTCATCCTCCTTCTGCACAAATCCATATCTAGTTACGCTCCCATCACCATTCTTCACGATTCGTGCATAGGTATAATATGCCAATGCGGTCTTAATACCCATGAACATCTTTTTCTCTCCACGCTTGTCTTCATATGTCCCCCCCTCAAGCAGAATCACGTATTTCTCCGGATGCTCTTTCACATCAAGGAATAGGGAATCCCCAAGAGCTGATTTGATATCAATATTCTCAGACTCCCGTATATACGTTTCTATCTTGTCTTCATCAACATGCACAGACATACTACGGGATAAAGTGGAAACCTCAAGCGTTGTTATCAGATACTCCTGCATTTCTTACATACTTTAATGGTTGTACACTAAAATCCATTGACTGGTTTGCGACCTCAAACCAGTAGCGGAAAATACGGTCAAACGTGCGCTCTATCAAGCGTTGTTGCTTGCTGACAATAGAATTATAATACTCAAATGCATCCTCCAATATATCTCCAGAAAAGCCCACTTTCCCGATACGAATACAATACCACGGCTCCTGCCCATAAGCGGAATAAATTCGCTCTACCACGCTCGCATCTGTAACGGTAAACTCCTTATCATAATTCTGTGTAGTGAATGGGATAAATTCAGGCATTTCTTCGTCATTTTCAAGCGTTACCTCTATAAGCTTCAGAGAATTAGTATCACCCTGTAGCTTTACAAGGCTATCAGAGAACCCGTCATCCTCCGGAATCTTTATTTCATTACCTTTTTCATCGTATCTGACACTATCCGAACCTTTCTTAGTCACGACCATACCGGACGGAAGAAAGTTATTCCGCACATTTCTGTACTTTACGTTGGAAAGTCCCTCATCCGTGCTCATTTCCGTAATGACACGGTCAGATTTACCTATCGGATAAGTCTGTTTCCCAGCCATGGACACCCATAACACCTGCCCTTTGTAATATTCAATACCACCGGCAGCTTCAATCTGTGCCAGGACAACAGATTTCAGCGGATTAAACACATCGATATAATCGATATTCTCTTTAACGACGCGAATCTTTTTCCCTTTCCTGGTTTTCATACCGCTCCAGTCCGGATGCACGGCAATCTTTGCCACATATCCGTTATCATCTTCCTCCACCAAACGGCAGTTCTCAAATGGGATATGCTGAACTTCCACAATCTGGCCCAGAATATTATAATTTACATGAACAGCTATTCCATTGAAGTCAGCCATATCCCGACATACCAGTGAATGTATGTCATCAGCCGTATCTCCTTTCCGGTTTACCACATACTCAGAGAAAGAAACCTCACGGAATCCGTTACCTTCAATAAAATCTGCGAAACGGTCCGCACATTCACTTCCGGTAGAACTCGCTGCAATGATATTTCTTACCGTCTGCGGATAGAGGTTATCATCCCCGTAAGACTGTATTCCAAGTTGCTGCAGATAGCGTATATCTACCCTTACACTGCTCTTCTTTCTAAGCTCCTTTACTTTCATAATTCCGTGAGGTTTTAATTTATTCAGCGCCTTCTACCGCTTCTCCGTCTTCATCGGTCTGTCCATCAGTAGATTCATGATCATCCCCATTCTCACTGCCTTCTTCACTTTCTTCCGGATTCTCCTGCATATCAGCAAATACTTCCAGAGCCTTGTTTACGTGAGCTGTCAGGACTTTTTTTGTAATATTCTTTCCGGAGATTTTATAACCCTTGAACTCTTCCTGAATTGACTTGCTTGAAACTCCATCCTTCATAGCTTCCACCATGAGAGAAACAAGCTCGTTATTAATCACCACATTTCCAACCTTTCTGGACTTTACTCGTTCCTCCCAGTCATCGGGTTTCTTTGAGAAATACTTAATGTTGTCCGGGTATTTCGCCAGATACTTCTCTGCAGCTTCATCAGTAAGATTGGCATTCGTGTACATTTCCGCGCTTCCAAATCCCATCTGAAGGAGAACGCCATTCTTCAAACCGTATTCTGATTTTTCTTTCATCTTTCCGTTCTTGTTAAGATACACACTCATTTCTATAACCGCATCATGATAGCAATCGCTACAAGATGTACGGGCAAACTTCTTGTCAAGGACAAGCGTATACAGATTCTCAATCTCTACCTTGTCAGAAGAAGAGAGGGAAGCAATGCTTCCCAACTCTTTCAACCTATTAACCACATCTATCACTTCCATATCAAGCTGCTGGTGATGTCAATGTATCGATAGCCGTCTTGGTCGTTTCATAGTCTGTCTTGTAAAGGAACAAAGCAGATTTTGGTACCTTAGTTTCCTGTAAGGATATGGACCAGCCGCCATCGGTTTCTTCAGAGTATTTATCATTGCTGATTTCGGCAGCCTTCAAGCCTTGGTAGTAACCATAAATCTGGAATGCGGAATCACCCGGATTCTCTTCTTTCTGCAAGTTTTTTGCCTTATTCTCCAAGATTACCACATATTCACCGTTTGCCAGTCCGTCAATAATGTCCGCACACACGTCCGGATCATTAGCAAGAATCACCATGTTCACCGTATTGGTAAACGTATTCTGATAGGTACCGACAGCAAGTGCCGTATTCGTTCCGGTAAACGGAGTGCTTCCAGGCACAATAACCTTATAGGCTTTCTTACCTTCCTTCAACGCCAGCGTTTCAATTACATTTTTACGTGTTGCATTGAAAGCTACCGTAGCAAAATCCACGTCCTTCCGGTTCATGATAACACCTTCCTGCTCGACTCCAGGAACGAGCGGATCATCGCAATTCGCCACGATATCTCTTTTTATTGCATAATCACAAATTCCTGACATAATTCCTCCTTTCATCAATAAGCTAACTGAAACAAATCATCCTGCCCAATCTGTGTTCCCATCTTACCAGTAGAGTACAAATAATTCATACGGTCTTTTTTATCAAACCAAATGTCCAATTCTGAAATCAAGTCATTTGCTGGGGTACCTACCAGCATTTCACGAGGAGAACCAAACACAGCACGATGAGGAAGATTAAGTTTCGTTCCGTCATTCTGGTATTTCATAATCATTCTATCCCACACCGGAATCTGGTATACAGGAACACCATTATACTCTGTCACTTTCATTCCTCCAAAGATCTGTTCCCATGTAAGGATTTCCTTGTATTCACGCTTCAAATCTTTTGTCAACGCATCTGCAAGTGTTTTAGTACAGAAGATACCAGCACCCGGCAAACCTGCGATTCGAGCATCAGCATTTTCAAGCATCGCATCGAAGATTCCGATTGCGACTCCAGACTCCTTCAACTTGCTAAACTGCTCGGCCATCGTTGCTTCACTATTAGCTGCAATAGCTGTTTTTTGACCTGCACTGGAAGTTCCAATAGTAAAAAGGCGTTTCCACAAGCCATCGGTTGTTTTAAACAACTCAGTATCAGTTCCTGTAGACAAGACTCCAGATTCAGAATGAAGTTTTGCATCCTTATCTGAGAACCATACAAAGCGCCACATCATGTTCATCATTGCATCCTTCAGTGCTGGATATACAATATCATCCATATATTCAGTTGAAGTGAGATCACCGATTTCTGTCCCTGTTTTCAGACAATATTCTGCAATAGTATTAATCAGATCTGTATAACACCATTTTAAAGGAACTTGCCAATCACCAATCGACCATTCTTTCTCCAGAAATTGAATGGTTGCATTTTTATAGCTTGGATTACAACCAGATCCGGCCCAACCGACATCACTCATTGCTCCGCGATACCCAATTTTTTCACCATTCTTTGCATTCTGTACAAGAGTGAAGAAACGTTCCAATTCAGGATCAGTAAACGTCTCTGCAATAATCAAGTCTCTCAAATTACGAATCGCACCATTATCAGGTGTCAGATTACTTAACTGTTCCCACGTCATCTTTTACCTCCTTTTCTTTTTTCTCTGATCTCATCCAATTTCTGTTCAATCTTACTCGCATGCTTTGTTTCAGGCTTATTGCCGTAAGTGGTCGTACGTCCCGCTGGAATGTACTTACTTGCGGCCGCTTTAGTCAGCTTTTCAATACCTCCAGCCTTTGCTACCGCATCAAGTACCTTAATTTCATCCTCCGTCTTGGCATTCGATTTAAGGTCGGCCACCTCCGACTCCAGTTCATCAATGCGTGCCTTCAATGCCTCTACGTCCTCATCTTCACTTCCTGGCTCACGAATTTCCGTAATCACACCTTCTTGAACAACTACCGTTCGCCCATCTTCAAGCACAAACTCGCCATCAGGAGAAGCCGGATCTCCAACTTGAATATCTCCCTCTTCACGTTCCACATTCAATTCTTCCCCAGTAGAGGTAGTTATAACCATACCTACTGCCGGAACATCTTCAATTTTTGCGTAACCGCACTTTCTCAGGAGACGGCTAAGCAAAGTTGATTCAACCTTTACTTCCTTTTTCGACATAATATTTGTTTTAGGATTAATAATGTTTTCTTCTTTCTTCGCTGAAATAGCCGGAACTATCGAAGAAATGAATCCGAGTTCAATCGCCTTCTCTGGGCCGAACCAGCTATCCGTTGCCATCTGTGTCTCCAGCACATCTCTATTTTGCCCGGTACGCTCCACATACAGGTCCAGCATCTTTTGTTTCTCTGCTCTGAGGTCTGCAGCAATGGATTCAAGCCTTTCAGGAGTAACCTTCCCTTTCAATAATGCTCCATCACCATATGGATCATGTATACAGAGAGATGAATGTGCGTATGCTGTTCGTCTTTCCAATGGAGCTGCAAGCAAAATCACTGTAGCCATACTCGCACATGTACCCACAACCTTGCAAGAAATCTCCTTACCGGAAGCACGTAGAGCATCATAGATTGCATACCCTTCCACACAGTCCCCTCCACAAGAATGGATTTCAACATCAATACGATTATCATTTCGATCCATCCAATCCATGAAATATTGTATATCTGTGAAGGATATGCTATCCTCACCGGAAAGCCAATACTTTGCCTTATCCGAGTCAGGAGCAATGTCTTTGTTGATAAATAGTTTAGCCATATCTCGTAATTGTTTGAAACAAAGGTAAGAAACAAGATACGGCTATAAGAATTTACGAAGTCAATAACACTGACACGCCTTGTCAGCAAAAAAAATAGGGTGAGCTCCAGCCCACCCTAATCAATTACATTTCGATTTCCTGTGAAAATCTATTCACAACTCTATATATAGTCCTTTCATCCACATTGTACTCATCCGACAGATACTGGATTATATATGTTTTTTTATGCCCCTCTTTATTCAGCCTAATGTACTCCTTGTACAATTCGATGTATTTTACATCATTAGGCTTTATTTGCAGCTGGGTCATCTGTTCTAATACACTTTTATGCGTCACCACAAATTCATAGGCTCTCATATACTACCCAAATTCTCCAATACTTTTACACGATTATTAACTCTGGTTATCTCCTCAACAGAAACCACAGGACGTATAGCCTGAACTCCCTTTGCGACTGCTCTGGCCAGCATATCCTCTCCAAGAGTCTGACTACTTGTCTGTGTTACGTTGATAGGCACTCCCCCTCCCATCTGATTAAATGATGAAAGCAATGGAGCAAACATTGAGGTGGCTCTGGCCGTCATTACCGACTCACCGTTACTCAGCTGGGCAGGTATGCTATCACTGGTTCCGGTTCCTGGTCCGGTAACTAAACCACCTGTTGCAAATTTAGCACTTTTTACTGTATTTATTGCTGTTGCGATATTAGCAAGTATAGTAGTTACAGTAGTTGCAATTGCAGCAATATTAGCAGGGAAAGGCACTGATTGAGCTTGAGCTACACCTGCAGCTATTGCTTTACCTGTATTTATCGCAATTTCTGCAAGAGCTAATGTTTTACTCAAGATAGCAAATCCCTTATTTGAATCTCCTAATGCTTCAAAAACAGATGATAATCCAGATGCAATCGAACTTATGGCTTCATATTTCGCCTGCTCAATCTCTACTTCCTTTTCTGCAATAGCTTTCTTTGCATCAATGTACTCCTGATTGGCTAAAAGCTTACGATTTAGGAACTCCTGCTCACTCTCCCCTTCTTGCTGCTGTATACTATTCAACAATTCTAGTTTTTGGGCAGCCTGTTCCTGCAATATATCCAGTTCACTTGCACCCGACTGCTGAAGTTGCATAATCTCGTTTTCCATTCTCACCCGTACGGCTTCCTGCTGTTTCTCCGAGATCTCTTTTTCATGCTGTGCCACCAGATCATCAATCTGTCTATTATATTTATCTACAATGGCCAGCTTCATCTGTTCGGTCAGTTCCTTGTCAGCAAGCTCGGCATCACGTTGTACAAGTAGCTGCTGCATCCTAAGCTGATATTCCTGCTCACTACCTTTCTTTACTGCTTCAAGTTGTAAAGAAATTAGCTTGCTACGGTTGTCTATCTCTTTCTGTAACTCCTCCTCAGACAGCTTTTGCAACTCAGCAGCCTTCTTCTGTTCCAGGGCTTTTATCTGGTCGTTGATAGCCTGCCGGGCTTTTACAGTAAGGTCAGTTTCTGTATTCAGTCTTGCGCGTAAATCTTCTATCTGACGGGAATAAGTGAATTCTATTTCTTTACGTACCTGCTCACGCTTATCTTTAACGAGAGCCAGCATGGCATCCTCTGCCGCTCTTACCGCTTCCACCTCTTTCTGCTTTGAAGCAATGGCAGCATCCGATTTTTCCTTTTCAGCAGATTTTATTTCGTTTGCCAAAGACACCTCACGACCAAGTAATTCACCTCTTTTATCCTGATACTCGGTTAAAGCATTATACATCTCCACCTCAGCCTGAGCAATAGCATCATTGGTTTCCTTGGTATTCTCAGCCATCGCATTCTGCTGTACCATCAGTTCATATCTTCTCTTAGCCAGTTCATAGTTCTTCTTGCTGGCTTCCTCCTCCAGCCTATTAGCTTCCCTGATGGCTTCCATACGCTCCTTCGCAGACACATTCAGCTCATCATCGGCCTTTGCCTTCAAAGTAGCTATCTGAAGAGCATTCTTTGCATTCTGCACCTGCAGGTTTCGTGTGTCTCTATCTATTGCCGCCTGCTCCTTTGCCATAGTAATATATCTCTCATACTCCTTGTTTACCTCTGCCACATATTTGCCAAGTACAGGAAGTTTCTCAAGCTGTTTCGTAATCCATTCCATCATCTTTCCACCCGATTCCACAACAGAAAGTATCCCACTTGCAACAATCTGCAACACCTTGCCTACAGCATCCAAAACCATTTTCAATGGAGCAAGAACAGCATTCCATCTGCTTGTATTTTCCTCACTCGATTTAATACCTTTAGCTACAGCCATAATCACCACGGAAATCGCAGTAAGAATAGCAACAATCGGGTTGGCCAACAATGCAAGAAGTGTCTTTGAGAAATTCTTCACGGCAGCACCTGCTGCCACAGCACCCGCCTTTACACTTCCCATCTCATCCTGAGTCTGTATTAATGTTCCAATAAACGGAATATTACTAGCAACCGCACTCTTAATCGCTTCCTCGTAGTTACCCACATTCCGATAATACCTCTGCGTTTCCTCCTCTCCACCTTTCAAAGCATCCGTAACCTCGTTTATCTTATTTTTCAGTTCATCACCCCGAGCTCCTTTTCTTTCTGCTTCCGACAAGGAGTCATATTCAGCTGTCAAATTCGATAATTCAGCCCGAAGAGCTCTCAAACTTCCCTCTTGCTCCTTTTCCTGCTTAATCTGATTTTGCACTGTCTTGTTAATAATACGTATTGAGTCATTATAGTCCGCAACAGCTATCTTTGATGCAGCCATTGCTTCATTGTACTGCTGACGGGAAATTTCCCCATCCTTCAGCTGCTTCTTCAAGTTCTTTTCTGCTTCCCTAGCCGCATCAATCTTCTTCTGATATTCCGCTATCGCCTTAATAGCATCGCTGTAATTCACCTTAATATCTAAAATCTTTTCTACCTTCTCTGCCATAGCTTAATCCTCCAACTGAAATAATTCACATTTACAAATCCCATTCTCACCAACTTGTATACTAACGATTGCATAATATTTTCCATACTGAGACAGATATACAGGTATGGACATATCCAAATCTTTAAGATCAACCTCTCTTATTCTAATGCTCACATTTATTACCTTTTGTTCTGCGACAATAGATTTATATCCCTTATAATTCTTATCTATAAGTTCCGGCCAAGATAACCCGATAAATGTTGGCTTTGTACTATTTACAGACGGAAGAAGCAGAATTCTTGCATCATCATCCTCGTCGTACTGTAAGTTACCCTCATCATCATATGTATAAAGCGGGATATATGCTTTATCTCCATTGGTTTCAGTAGGAATAAATGGTAAAGTTATCGCTTCCTTTTCCAAATCCAGCGTTTCATCATTTACTTTAATAATGCCACTATACTTCCCATAATCATCCTCATCGTATGCGTACACATTATTTTGCGCAAATTCACTGTAAGAAAAAGACATGGATATTGGTCTGTTATCCATATAAGTAGATACCAGATATTTACTCCAATCATACTTTCTGCTTTTATTCTCAAGGATATATTCAATAGGATAAAACTCTATTTGATTGTCATCTCCAGGAATGGCAAACAATCCCAACATAGACATAACCCCCTTAATGAAATCAATCTGCTTAATGTCTGGAAGATTAGGTATGTAATAATAACGGTTATTTATTGTATCATCCCCTGAAGCTGGAGCCGGAGTTGGAAATGCAACCGCCTGTATTGTTATACTTCCAGATATGTCTGTTACAGTTGTTGCACTAGAAGCTATTCCTGTAAGATAAAAATACATAAGATGATTACTACCTGTACAATCCAATACATCTGTTTCAGAATCGATTTCTATCACATAATAGTCTCCTTGAATAGTCCCAGATGCACTAAACAAGGTAAACATATCATCATCACCATATCTACGCATTAAATAACCAGTCAAAGACAAATTTTCGTATTCACCGGAAACCTTAAACTTCATTTGCCCAGAAACTCTGTACTTCGTATTCTTAAATTTGTTACGTATCCCTGAGATGAATGTTCCACTAACTTCATTTGTAAGATAATGTGCCGCATAATAGAAATTATCAATTTCCCGACTTTCAAATAGAACAAAATATCCTATCGGACTATCGAACCTATATGACCTGTTGGCAAAGACAAGTTCCTCAGCGCTCCCTTCAGACACGATATCAGAATCATATCTTGTGGTCAAAGGAATGATAAGCCTATCCAACATATCACTTCTACTATGAATATTGAACGTTACCCCACAATCCTCTTGTATTCTCTGAAGTATTGACTTCACAGACATACATGGATGATACCATATCGTTTCATCCGTATCTTTAAACCCATAGTCAATAAAATACATGGGAGGGAAAAAAGCTCCGGAACTAGGTCTTATCCAGCTAATATACGACGTTTCATCATAAGATAGATCCCGCAATGTCTTATTGTCATTCACTATGCTTGCAAATTTCGTAACATTGCCCCATGACAATGCGATATCAATTCCATCATTAATCTCAAGAAGAGAAACATTTCCCTTGCTAATCAATTCAACTCCATTGCGCACATATCTACCGGCATGATTTATTCTCGGGAACCTTGTACTACATGAAGGTATATGCGCACCTTCAATTACCCTTTTGTTTCTAGCTGTCAATGGTAGATTAATGGTATAACTATTATTGCTTACAATCTTACTCACATCAGACAAGAAATTGCTCTTGTAAGACAATGTTACATTCGTACCACTTCCTAAATCAACAGGCTTATTGTCTATGTACAATTCTTCTTTCATAGCTTCTGTGTGATTATGTCCGGCAATACTATTGAAAACTCTATATCCTGCAAACTCTTTCCTTCATCAGAAACGGTAGAATTATCGATTCTCACAGGAATCCATACCCCATCTTGATACATATCTACCATAGGAGATCCGATAATCGTTCTAATCATCGAATAATAATCACGATCTACCAATGAGGCACATATTCTCATGGTATTAGCAACCTCCATACCCTGCATACGAGAAACTCCATAATACCCTCGTCCTCCGACCTCATAATCCTGATACAATTGTTCCCCATATTGATTTGACTTCATATCATCCTGACCTTTAGAAAAAAGCCAATACTGATAAAAGCCATGGCGGTCTATCCAACGCAAATAAACACCATTGCCACATTCTACTTCTTCAACGGAAATATAAGAAGGCTTGGATGAAAGATCTGAATGATGCATGGACGTATCAAAATACGATATAGTAAACGGCAAATCTCCAAATTTACGAACCTTTCTGGCATCAGTAATACTTTCTCCAATCGCTAGGCTGCCCCAAATTGTCACAACACTAAATTGCATATTAGCTCCAGAAATCTCAATCTTAACATCAATTTCCTTACTGGATATCATCTCTCCAACAGGATCAATATCAAACAATGCCTGCAAATAAGGAGATACATCAAGAACAACCTTTGTCTTGTTAGAATCCCGGTCATCAACAAATGCTCCCTTTACAACACGAAATGTTCGATCAAATGTAGAATCGAATGTTCCATAATTCTGCAAAGCCCCTTTATTCCCAATCAAGAATGTAACTTCCCGATCTGTTTCTACAATAATCTTGTTCGGGTTAAAACAAAAACATACAGAGTCCGGATAATAGACTTTGTAACTACTTATTGTCCCTTCTCTCATCTTTATTTAAATTTATATGTTCGACTTCACTACCAAACAAAAGGCCAATCTTATCAGACATTCTCTCTATTGTTCCTTTTATCTCAGAAGAATAAATATCACTCCGTCCGCCATTCCGGAAAAGCTGCGTACCTTCTCTCGCAATCTTACGGGCCACAAGGTAAGCGAACGAATCAGGCTTCTCTACCTGAATACCCTTGTCATCCATCCATTGCCGGATTATCTTCCAGAATCCTGCCGGTACTTTCCCTCCTTTGCGTCCAGTTTCCAGCGTCCCGAATGCGCTACGCCCCCACAGAATACCGCCATCTTCCGTGACCTCTACCTTCATGCTGGCTATCGTCCTGCCAGAAGCTACCTGCTTTGCTTCCTTATGGTTCTCGATAATCTTCTGCTTCAATGCTTCCAGCTCGGAGGACACCAGCTCCATCACCTTATCCCTCATCAGAAGTTCCATACACTATCTCCTTCACCGTTTTTGTAGGACACATCACAAATCCCCTCGTTTCCTTCAAAAGAAGCTGGATAACAATCCCGGTCACATTTACGTCCAACTTATCATAGAACACCGAGTACGGAATGTCACCCTGGACAGGCTCAAACATTCTGCTTCTGTTCACATTCAGTATAAATTCCCTAGCCAAAGATTTGCATCGTTCTATCACTTGGTCATTCTCTTCACCAGAAGAATCATGTTTTATCTTATCCATAAAGGCTATCATGCAGTTAGGGAAGTCTTTCATCTGCATAGGTCCCACATTCAGATTTCCGGAAGACGGAAGTACATACATCACAGCAGGGAGCTGCATCTTGTCAAGCCTTACATTTGCAGCCTGCCAGTTCTCAAACAGATAGGTAACACCCATCTGCTCCACTATTTTCTTAACTTTCTCTTCTACTGTCATTTCTTCTTTTCCTCCAAGATTTTTCGTAACCGACGTTCATATTTGATCTTTCTGGCATCCATATCTAAACATTTATACACACGTACCCAAGGAACATATTCTACCGCTTCATGGTCCGTTATCCCCATTCTCAGTGCAAAGTAGTCAAGCTGTCCGAACGGCCCGAAATTCAATGATTCTGCCCCGGCCTGCTTCTCCTCCGGTGTAGGAGGTACGGACGTGGAAGCAAACAGTTTGTTTATCCGCTTCACTTCCTTGGCTACCCAGAAACAGAACCCTATAACCTCGGATGCATCAGCCTTCATCACCTCACACGCCGACATTCCCAGTAGCACACGACAGGGCACCATTATAGTTTCCATTTCCGTACTGATTGACTGTAACTGCATAAGCTCACCCATGCTCATGTCATTCAAAGTATCAGGAGTCCTGACCTTTCCTACCTTCCACGGCTTATGGAGCTTTACAAGCTCTCCTTCTATACCATGGGACAAATTACCAACTACCAACAATTCCTTCACCGTCATATATTCCCAAGTTTTGCTTTAGGCCGCTTTAAAACTGGTTTAATTCTAAAAAACATCGCCATAATCAACATGTCAAGATAGTCGGGAGAGCGGCCAAGTATCTCCTTCATCTTCTCCTTGCTGATAATTCCTTTCTTTCTTGTATCCGCATCAATATGATCCTGCTTCAACACCCCAAGTTCTTCAATTATTCGCTCCTTCTGTGCTTCCGTACATACTATACGGAGAAGGCGGTTGTTTATCATCTCCGCCAGCTTGAAGGCACATTCCGATTTCAGGTTGTCATACTCAGGATTGATGGGTCGTGTTCCTCCATGAAACTCCCTGATTCCGTTCAGATAGCTTTCAAGATAACTTCCCAGACCGTCAGAGTCGGCTATCATACGGCTACGAGGTATGGAACATTCTATCATCATGTGCTTCAGGTCTGTCTCGATAGATTTCCCAGTACTGTATTCCTGATCCAGCTTGATATAGCAGACATTCCCTTTCCAGTGTCCAGCAATGAAACGGTCACGTCCCTTCATAGCAAGGTCAGCAGATCCGGAAGAATCCCCGGCAGGCTTGACAAACTCATTCGTGAACAGGTCACAGATAGCATCGTAATCACAAAGGGCTGTCGGGTCATTGTCATACTCCCAGTTCCCGAAATACAGACGTTCCTTCGTCACCCTATCCTTCGTATTACGAAGGCTCTCGATATAGTCCTCTGTAGCCCAAGGGTTATCCTGAACCAATGCCTGAATGAAAGCATACGGTTCTTTGAGCTTACCCTCTTTCCACGGCTTATAAAAATCATGATACAACCAGTTTTTCTTCGGGTTGCAGGTGATAAGTATCTTTCCTGGAATTCCATACACATCGTTCATATGTCGGCCGATACGTGTCTTCAGTACGTCAAAGGCAAGGTAATGCACCTCCCCGGCTTCTTCTATCCATCCACCGGTGTATTCCTTTGAGCCCAAACGCTCATACATCGGGTCTTTTACCGGATAATAGGTCAGGTCAATATAGACTATCTCACTTCCGTTGTCAAATGCTATCCCTTCGTTGGTTGTCTTGTATGCCGTGAAACCATGTAACTTTGCCACCTTATTAAAGGTTACGGTTACTGACTCACGGCTATCCTTCAGATTATTTCGACCGACAAACCAGCGTGTGCCTGGAAGGTAGTAAGCGCATTGCATCAGCCATTCACAGCCTAGCCATGATTTTCCACCACCTCCGGCACCACCATACAGCAGAAACTTCGTCCTGTTATCTCGAAGGTAGTTGTAAGCTAACCGCTGCTTTATGTTCACGTTCTGTCCCATATCACTTCAGTTTATCTGCTTCTGGAGTATAGGGAAGAAAGTCGAATCCTTTGAATGGTTTTCCTTGCGTCGTATGGTCCACTTCCTGCTTATCTGCCAGCCCCAGGGTACGAGCAATGATATTCGCATTGAAGGCTCCAACACAAGCCCCCTCGAATTGTTGAGTCTTGATGGTTTCCTCCACGCGTGCGATGACCTCCAAAAAATCTTTATCCCTTTTATTTATGCAGGCAGAACGAAACTCATTCCACCAATTTGTAGAAGCACCCAAATACACACACATTCCCATGAGAGAGTATGGTCGTGACGTGGGAGTAACCTCCTGCTGTGTCTGTTGTTGGTTCTCTATTACAATCTCCTTATCTTTTACAACCTTTACAGGAACAGTCTTCTGCGTTGCCTTTCTAGTCGTCCAAGGATTTTCATCGCACCATTGGAAATATTCACACGCCGCCTCCCACAAAAGTTCAGGCGTGGCAAAGAGCTTGTCCCTGCCATGCTTGCTTCTTAACATCCAGAACTTATTTCCTTTTGGTGCTGCCATAATCACAATTTTTCAAAAACTGGTAATATTTCCTTATCTAAATCCCATCTTCTGTTGTTGGGAAGAGGAAGAGTAAATTCGTATCTCAGAGCTTCAATGTATTCATCACGCAATGCGGTTCTTTCGTTTATGACGGAAACCTGAAAAGATGATCCGCGCAGTTCCCGTGACTTGTCTACCTCGATGCCCTTCTCATATATCCTGAAATCAGAACCGATAAGTTCTTCCGTAAGACGGCATACGTCTGCCGTGGAATGATAATGCTGGAAATACCATTCACCAAAACGAAAGTTTGCTGTGAAATTGTCTGCATCCAGAAATAAGGCTTTTGAACGGTAATCGTGCGTTTCCTTTCGCTCAGAAGCTTTCTGCGCAAACAATAAAGGAATACCCGACCAAAAGATCATACCACCTGGCTTGCACAGTGCAGAAAGGGAAAGAAGGACGTTCCTTTCATCGTCAAGGGAATTTACGGAGTTCAGGACGCTGTCACATACCACTACATCATACAGGCCATACTCCGACAATGTCTTGCACACGTCCGCACAGTCTTGACGTATCTCCTTCTCGTCTATCACGTCAACTCCGTCCTTCCGGTGAAAGAACTCTATCGCGTCAATGAGGTATCCCTCCTTTTTTAGCCTGGTGGCATAGTCCTTTTGTCCGGCTCCGAAGTCAAGCACATGCATATCCTTCGTGATGAACGGAAGCACCAGACGCTCGTACAGCGTGGAATGGCTCCTGCTGCTCGGGACACCGTTTTTCTCCCTGAGACGTGCCTTCTGTGCAAAAGACTGTATGTAAGTCTTTCGCTCCAGATGGGAGTATTCAAAGACACCGTATTCCTTCGAAAAATAAGACAGGGCCAGTTCCACCTTTCCTTCCGGAAGTACATAGACAAGCAGGTCCATACCCAGAAGCTTCACCGCCTTGGCGTATACGGTGGATATGATGACCTTTCCCTCATGGTTGCATACGGCATTCGCAAACTGGCCATAGCGCAGAATCATCTTCGTTAGGTCCACTACGCGTGAGTTGTTCCCTCCCTTGGTAATGATGGCTATATCCTTATTCTGGACCATAAAGAACCCTTCCGTTCCTTCAGGAACAGAAACACGAATGTCCGGCTGAACCTCCGACACTTCGCATTCAGCATAATTGTGAAGTTGGTTAAAACGCACCTCATCCGTAGAGTTCACCCCATCCAGAACGAAAGCCGGAACATGAGTATATCCCAGCAACTTCATGGTCTTTGTCCGCTGGTGCCCTGCCATAATTCGTTTATCCGACCTGCGGATAATAATAGGCTTGATAATGCCTAGCTCAGTTATCGACTTCTTCAACTCCTCCTGAGCTTCCGGTGTTAGTAACCTCGGGTTATACTCTGCCGGATTCAATGATTCTATATCAATATATTCCATCATAAACCAAGCAGATTATTTACAAACCCAATCATAACTCCGTTCTCATCAAGATACTCTGCAGCACGCTGCTTCAATCCTTCCAACTCGATATCAGTAATCGGAATCTTGTATCCTTCAAATGCCAAATACTTTATATGGGCTCCAGCTTCGTAGTTTTCATTCCGAAGTACATTGTGAGTATCTTCTACTCCACCAGGAAAATCATCCAAATCAGGAAAACTAATGCCTTCTAAGCCCCATTCCATTAGTTTCTGACAGTCCCACTCAAACAGACGAGACAGATCCCATTCTCCATTGTTCACATTATCACGGATGATGATTTCCCGCTCACGCTCCTCTGTCAAGTTCGGGATAAGCACTGTAGGCACTTCCTCAATTCCAAGCTGAACACACGCATCATAACGCTGGTTCCCTGCAATGATGACAAGTTCTCCCGTCCGATCAGACAGGATGATTGGTCGAGCTTCAAAATAGTCTGGATTCTTCTGTATGGATTCCTTTAACTTCTGGAGTTGTTCTTCCGATATAGTTCTCGGGTTGTTCTCCAGCTTCTTCAATGTTTCTGTACTTCTGTAAATTACTTCCATAACTGTTATTATTTGCGTTACAGAAACAAATTTACCCGATAACCGCCACAAAGCAGTTACCGGGTATTCACAAAGCACTGACACGATTTGTCAGTAAGTTATCAACAATCAAGTTCAAAGTCAATACATCTACTAGTATATTTCGTCCTTTTCATTTAACTTTGAAAAAAATTATATTAAAATCATGGAACTTATACCAATAGAAAACGAACTTATACCAATAGAAAACGAACTTACAGCTTTCAAAAAGCATCTTGACATTAACGAACGCACTATTTTTTCTGCCAAATTTGGAGACGGGAAAACATACTTTTTAAATGAGTTCAAAAATAAATTTAGCAAAGAATATGAATTTATTACCATATATCCAGTAAACTATCAAATATCTGATAATAAAGAGGTTTTTGAGTATATTAAAAGGGATATTCTTATACAGATGGTTTCAAAGAAAATGATAGAACCATCTTATGAAATTCCCGATTCACTAATATTCCAATTCTTTATTATGCAAAGTTCTGACTCATTTTTGGGAAACATATTAAAAATACTACCAAGTCTAGGAGTTCCAGAACAAACAGCATCTCTTTTCTTAGCTGGGTACCATGCTTTAAATTGGTCAAAAAAGATGGCTAAAAAATATAAAGAATATAAAGATGCTATTCAAAGCCAAGATGAGAATAAAATTATAGAAAGCTTTTTAAAATCATTTTCAAATAGAATAGGAAGTCCTTATGAGATTGATTTAATTACTCAAATTATAATTGACAACATTCAATGGTTCTGTAAAACTAACAACAAAAAAGTTATTTTAATCATCGAAGATTTGGACCGCATGGATCCTGGTCACCTTTTTAGAATTTTGAATATTTTTTCTGCTCATATCGACAGAGTATACCAATATCAAAATAGTAACACTCAAAAAGAAGAAGATACCACATATTCAGAATTATTACCGAATAAATTCGGGTTTGACAATATCATTACAGTTTTTGACTACAATACGACCGAAAACATTTTTCACCACTTCTACGGAAAAGATGCTAACTACCAAGGATATATAAATAAATTTACATCTCATCTGCCATTTTTTTATTCGATAGATGATATAGCACGTGAATATTTATATAAAGTTATATCAAAAAAATGCTGTATTTCCAAAGAATCCATCAGACATCTTTCAAAACAATTAAATAATAAATTGGATTCATTATCAGTAAGAGATGTACACACAATCTTAAACGGAATTGATTTATATATTCAAGAAGATATATACAAGTTAAACGATAAGGAATTTAATACAAAATCTCCTTTAACTTATACTATTGCCATATTAAAATTATTAGGTTTCTCAAATGCAGAGGTTAAAACATATATTTTAAATTTATCAGCATTAGATCTATTAACCTGTATAAATGTATTTTTATATATTCATCCGTCTATTTCTTCAAATAATATCTTTACATTCCATGGAACATCATATATTACAATAACTCCTCCTTATAGCCACATTCTCAATAAAATTAAAATAGAATCAGGACATGGTTATAGTGGTAGCCCTGAAACATTAACAGAAGATAAAATAAATAAATGCTTAGACAAAGCATTTGATTATATCATAAAATAAATGAAATTCAACAGTGTAGACTCAAAATTAATTAAATGATTTTTTATCCAAACAGCAATAAGGAATCAGTATACTCTCTAAATAATCAGTAGGAGGAGAAACTATCTCCTCTACTGACTATACTCCCAAAAACTAAGTTTCCCTTTCACATTCATAATCGGCTTATCAAACAAAACCGCATCCTTCAGCACCCAGTTCCAGCAACCTTTCTCAGCCCAGACTGAAGGATGGTTCTGTACGCAGTCGGCTATAACCACGCTGCCGATGATAGCACCAAAAGGTAAATCATCATAGAATGTACTTCTAAGATTGGAGGGGTGCATTTGAAGTTTCAATCCCTGCTCTTCATTTAATACCCAACCATCTCCTTTACCTTTGCTTGCATGTATCAGAACCCGTTGGCCAATATACTTCTGAGGGCACTTCCATGTCCGGTTCTCGATGTCTTTAATACCGTGAGCGATTAAGCTAGCCCACGGCTGTTTAATGGATATTGCTTTCATTTCTTACTTGTTGGATTATCACTTATCTTAGTTCCATGATATACAATTCTGTTAGCAGCTTCATCCAGCGGCAATGAAGCAAGGTATTTCAAGCATGCATCCCAGCCAGCTATAAATCCTTCGCTGAATTCATCTGCATAGCAATCTTCATCACAATCATGTGCTATGTTTTCTCCCTCGCAGAACCGGCAATAAGCACGTTCTTCACAAGCATACTTTCCGTTACACTGATAATGATCGTGAACGGCTTCCCTAAGCATTTCTTCCTTTCTTGTCATATTCATTTCTCCATGTTAGGTATTAAATCTTCTTTGTAAGCCCATTTTAGAAACCCACCATCCATTATTATAGCTTCTCTATAATACATCATATTAGGCCCATATATAATCATTGTTCCATATTTCCCCAATAACACTATGATTCTACCATCTTCAGGTATCTCATTTATGTCATGCCACACGCTATTAATGCGCCATTCTGCACCAGCAATAAATCCCAATCGGTACGAACCGCGAAAACCTCTTAAATCGCCATTTTTGACATACTCTTCCGTGTTTCTTTCTGCTGCCATTTCAATATCTTCTCTTTTCATAGTCTTTCTTTTAGGTATTCTTTATTCAGGTGATTATTATGTATAAGCCATTCAATCATGCAAATAACGGCATCGAAGGATTTGTGTCTCATTTCCTGATGTTTTACATCGTATCCAAGTTCCTCATAAGAAATGAACCAATATTGCCCGTCGCTATGCATATCAAAATCGGCATTTGGCCTGTGTCTCTGTTTTATTGACTTTGGGATAAGCTCCAGAAGCCGGTCCAAGCTCCATGCAGGAGTAATGTCGCGATTCATGCGCACAGAGAACCAGTGTTCAGGATCAATACCTTCACATATAGTATGAAGATGATATTCTCCATATTCAGGTGTTTTACTCTTTTCAAGGTACATGTCGGCTGTACATGGTTTTAACCCCAAATTTAACAACTTCCATGACTGGTTTATGTTTGTTGCTATCTGTGATTTAAAATTCATTATTCATTTCTCCTTTCCACCTATCCCAGAAGCCACCACATGACTGCCAGAAACAGGTAATACAATTTCGTTTTCATTGATTATTTCTCCTTTTTTCTACAAGCTGCTCAAGTCTCTTTTCACACTCGGCACATTCGAGTTTCTTGCGTCCCAGTTTCTCCCGGAACTTAACCAGTTCTTCGTCCGTATTCTCATCAAAGAACATGTTGCTCTGACGGTTGTGCTCAATGTACTCATTCATCCTACGTTCTGCTTTTGTTATCTGGGCTTTTGCTGAAACCAGCTTTGAAAGGCAGGAACTCACT